ACCCAGAATATTGTTAAGAGTGAAGTACGTTTTAATCCCATTGTCAGTAGCACCATGTATCATTTTGTCCTCCATGGCCGCTGCCAAATCTGCAATGCTGCTTTCAGTTACCGTCTGACTGGCAGCAGTAGCATTCTGTGAGGCAACCATCATCGCGGTAAGATTGTCCTCGCTTGGTTCTTCCGAGTATGCTTGTGCTGTTTGAATTAGCTGACTACGGAAATAATCCCGTTTTAGCTTGCCTACCCACCAGTCAAAGCGTGAGGTGCCAAAATCGCTGGTCATAATGTATTGCCAATCTGCTACTGACATCACGCCAGGATGAGCTGTAGCAAAACCATCCTGCAATTCCAGCGTATCGACGTCACCTGGCAACTTGTTCATGTAGGCAACTACTGCAGCGTATTGCTGGCTGTTAAACCATTTAGGATCAATCCATTCAGACTTGATGAGTTCCGGCTTCGTATATAAGCCATACATGACATGCGGTTCAGGATTGCTAGGGTCATAAAGCTTTTTCGTCAAGCTTGTTGCCTCCCTTCATCGTATTCAGCAATGTAACGTTTAGCATCTTCTGGATTGATCGGAATACCCTGCGCTTGGATTTCTTCAAGCACTCGGTCAGGGCTGTTGTAGTCGATATACATTGCAATAGCAGTTTTCTTGGGATCGAACTTAGGCTTTCGAGCTTCCTGCTCATCTCGTTCTTCCTTTACGACCTCAAGGTAATCGTTCCATGCCTCTTGGTTGAAGAAGGTACTACCGTCTTTGACAAACCGCTTCTCTGTGCTTTTGCTATTGATTAGCTGTCGATAAGCCACAATGCCATCCTGAATTTGTCTGTTGGTAGCAGGGTTCTTCTTTCTACTCATTGCTCGTTTGTAAGCAGCTAATGCTGGCTTCTTGCCGATCTTCTTTGGATACAGTTTCCAGAGCTTTTCAAAGTCACTCTCTAACGTGCTGGATGCACGTATGTTTTTATTAATACTTGTATTATTCTCTTGCCCGTTTTTGGGCATAGGGTATACCCGTTTTTGGCTATAGGTATTACCATTTTTGGGCATAGGGTCTGTACGAATTTTGATATACCTTTTTTCAATTTCTTTGGTACCGTCTTTGTATTTGACATGACGTTCAATATATCTGCTGTCTTCTAAAGCACGTAGCCATCTTTGTATAGTAGTTTGACCTACCTCGTACAAAGTCATAAAGTATTGATCGCTCGCCCAACAAGAGCCGCTCTTACTGCTGAGTGCCGTGATCTCGCCATACAAGATCTTGGATCCTTGTGGTAGCTGTTTGTCATAGCGCACACCTGCTGGAATGATGGCATAGTAACTAGGGCTTTCATTCATGATCGACACCGCCTTCAGGGAAGCATTGATCGGCAATGTTTTGGCGAACATCCATTAAGTCTGCTTCGAATTTGATCATATCGAGTGATGTTTGACCCAAGATATCCATGTATTTTTTAAAGTTGTCTTTTAGGAACAGCCGGTCTTGAATCTTCTCACCATCGGTCATGTGAGGATCATCATCCCTGAATAGATCGCACTTGGTTTCTGCCCATTCTCTCAAATAATCCAAAAGGTACTGATCAGTTCTTACTTTGTATGCAAGTGATTCAAGACGGTCAAGTTGCTTGCCAATTTCTCTGGCCATTGTTTTACCTCATTTCTTTCTGTGATATAATGAGGTCACTCAATGTGAAACCTCATTTTTGGCCGTTAAGTGTGCTAGCGCTTAGCGGTTTTTGTTTTGCCAATTATTTCGTTGATTAAGCTGTGAATAGAGCATATTGTTTGCTCCCTTTTGTGCGATAATCACGAAGAGGTGATTAGAATGACTAAGTTTAAGAAAATACGAGATTCGATCATCAATAATTGGATCCCAATAGCTAGTTTCATTGTGTCCGTCTTCGTTGCTGGCTTCACAATTGCTAACATCTGGCTCAATACTGCCCAAATTCATAAAATTAATCAGGAAAAAATGGACAGTGCCCGTCAAGCACAAGCCAGTAATGTGGCGGCTTGGATTACTAAATCGGTTAGTGGAGACTCAGCAGAAGTAGAACTTTCTAACCAAAATCAAACCCCCGTTTTCAACGTTTTTGTGCTTGTCACGCTCAACAACGGCTTTAACTCAGATATAAATCAAGACCTCAAGTTCATCGCTGATAACAGTCTTTACAGCCATTACGATGTGCTACCGCCAAATAGATACATAAGCACTGTGAAGGCGCCGACACCCGCAATGGGTGGTAAAAGGCCGATAGCGTTTATCTTTTTCACCGATGCCAACAATCGCCGTTGGATTCGTGAGCCGTCTGGGAAGCTAAGAGAGACTGATTACAATAAGATTCTGGCTAAGTATCAAATCGTTGCGCCCTTCTCCAACTATCAACTAACACCGCAATGAGAATGGCAGCATATATGAACGATAGGGCTGTCAGGAAAATGCCCATAAATGTCAAGATGAGATCTCCCAAAAATAAGATGCTAAAATTGACAATTAACGAAATTCCCACGGCAATCCAGGCAACAATGTTTATGACAACAAGAAACAGCAATGTGATCAAAAACCACGCATCGTGCCTAAATTCATCCTGCTCATCTTTCATTCAATCCACTGCCTCCAATTTTCTCTGTGGCCTAAGCAGTGACCAACGATCACGCCGAAGCCACCAGCAATTAGTAAATAACCAATCATTATTTGCCCTTCTCTCTAAGTGACCTTGAAATCTCTGGGAACCATTTATCTAAGAAGTCGAGCCATGGCTTCGGATGAAACAGATACCCCTTTTTGCCAGGCGGTGGATATGAAACCACGGTATCTTGCAAGAACTTGTGGAAGCGTGGGACGTTCAAGATATTGTTAACTACCCACGTGTTGTTATGTCCTTCGACATAGCTTGTTGCGGTTGTGAGCGTCCACATGCCTCGTGCTGCTAGCTTGCGTTTTAGCTCTTGGTTCTCCTCAATCATCTTTGCCAGTTCTTCTTCATCGACCGCTAAATACTTTTTACTTGAAATCTGATCATCTTCAACAACCTGCAACAGTGGCATGGCATTTTCTCCTTTCCTGTGATCGCCTCCTGACGGATAATGAAACGGAAAGGAGGTGAATCTTCATGGTGCAAGTCCCTTATTATGACAATCCAGGCGGAGCTCTAGCTGTTACAGTCGAACTTCCGCACGCTGCGAACGTTTACTTGGTGGATCAAGCAAACTTCAACGCTCACCAACGTGGTGACCACTTTACATATTTCGGAGGTCACTATGATGAGTCCCCAGTTACAATTCGGGTTTCTGGAGCTGGCCGTTGGTATCTGATTGCCGAAAATGGGTCAGGCGAACAATACCGTTACACCTGGTCTAAATAGTTGCGTTGTTCTGATAGTGAGACTTCACACGTGCTACAACTGATTCAAAGTTGGCAAATGTGAAGCCTTTTTGTTTGAGAAGGTCAATGATCATTCCGGTTACTTGATCTTCAACATCTTTGTCCTGTACTTTAACGACATTGGTTAACTTTTCCTTTGGGCGTTCATTCATTTAGATAGCCTCCTGTTGTTGGTCCTCAAATAATGAAATCTCACGTGCTTTCATGAGAGTTGCTGTTGATGGTGTCCAATTCTGGATAAAGTCATCAGCCTTATCGAAGTCTTTCTTACGTAACTGTGTACGCGTCTTCACCCCGATGTAGTCATTCAATCCGTGGTTAATATCGCGGTAAAAGAGACTGCGCTGTTTTGCGTTAAGCTTGCAGTGATGCACGTCCAGATAATTTGCAACAGCTCGATTGACCTGTTTGCTGATGTAGTTATATTCACCTGGTGCCAACAAAACGTTCTCTTCCAGATCGGTGACACGGCCATCAAGCTTTTCTATCCGTTTAACAGTTCGAGTAGCAACTTTCATGGTTAAAGCAAGCTTTTCTTCTGGTGTCTGTGGAAGCCGGACTTTCGGATTAAAGTAGTTTTCTTCCAGACTATCGAACATATCCCAAGCTTGATCTGTGCCAAGCATTTTTGAGTGACGTGCGGCACCACGGCGAGTCCAGAGATACAGCTGGCTGGCATTTTTACCAACGAGGTTAGAATTTATAACCTCGTTCTTAAAAGACTTAAGTTCTGCACCTTCAAGGTGATACATATGAACTCTCTCAATAAACTTGTCTTTGTTTTGAAAAAAATTCTGTTTGATGACGTTAGGTGTTGTTCCATACAGTTCTGCAAGTTGTTCGGTGGTCAGTACACGCTGGCCGTTTTGTTCAATTGGTTGTGGTTCATTCAATGTGCTTCCTTCTTTCTTTTGGCCTCCCCTTGGCAGATAATTGCTTTAGGGAGATGCATAATTAATATGGAAAATCCTTCATGGAAAAAAGTTTTGAAGATAATTCTGAAAATGCCTGAAATAAACGGATACGATCACGAACGTGATTTAAGCTCGATCTATGGTTGCGATTATCATCATCAGGTTTCCGTTCTTCGCTCAATGAACTTAGTCAGTAAGGAAACGAAGTTGAATGGCTTCTGGGAAATAGATCTTACTGATTTAGGATTTACCTATTTCGATCGTTCGTGGGACAAAACACTTGAATTTGTTCGTAGAAGCATATTGGTACCAATAGCAGTATCGATTACAACTACCCTTTTGGCATGGCTGCTGAAATGGATTATTTTCCAAAAATAGAAAACAACCAGATCATTGCGCAACTAGTAAATAGCGATGTGAAGATGCTTACCACAATCGGGATCGTATAGGTGTGATCAAGCTCATCAACGTGCTTTTGAATGTCCTTTTCGTTCATACCGTCATCCCCTTTTGCTGTGATTGCTTATATTTGACGTATTCAATAGCTCGCTTCCAACGATCTTTGTCGATTTGATTAGCAGTTAATCCCTGGCCGTCAGTCATCTTCTTAACTAGAATTGCCATTACCTGATCACTGATACCGAGAAATTTCGCGATTTCTAGCTGCGACAAATTCAAATGTGATAAGTAGCCTTTCCAGTCATTACGATTAGCAGTCCAATTGAGCTGCACGTTTACCATGTACTCACCTCCTGTGTTTAATTAATTAATCAAGCAGTTGAAATTAGGTATCGAATGCGGTACTATTTGTGCATAGCAAATAGCCGAATATAGTTACTCTTACCGGTCATCTCGTCAAAGTGTCAATCGGTAAGGGCTTGTTCGTATATTGCTCAATTACTTGATGAACTTATAATAATCGAATTCGGTACTTTTGTAAAGCTGATTTTACCAAATTCGGTATTTATAACGTTCTCTCGAAAGAGGGATGCTTAGAAAATGCTGTTTGACCGCATAAAAGAAACAGGAAAAAAACTTAACTTGAACGTAAAAGAGATTGCCATAAAGGCAGGAATTGGAGAAAACGCAATCTACCGTTGGAAAACCTCTCAACCTTCTGCTGATAAGCTACAGGCCGTAGCAGACGTTCTTCACGTTTCCGTAGACTATTTATTGGGTAATACGGATAACCCTTCGCCTAAGTCATCTGTTAAACCACCCGACCTTGCCGACGACAATCTTTTTATGTATCAAGGTAAGCCTATTCCAGAAGAGGATATGGAAACTCTCCGTTACATTCTTGACAGTTATCGTAAGAAAAATGGTAAGAACCATGAATGAAATGCTTGCTAATGTTCTCAACTATGCATATGACCACAACATCAGCTATAGCATGGTACCCTTTGACAACTCCGAAACACCACCAACTTGCAACACTGAATTGAGGTTGATTGTTCTAAACTCAAACTGGTATCAGCCAAACGAGATGGCCTTCCAAGCAGCACACGAATGCTCGCATGTTCTAAACGGGGATCGTGGGAAATTCAAATATTCAAACTTTTATTCCAAAAGTAGAACTGAGGGCAATGCTAATAAGCGAGCACTTTCAATTGTCATTCCGATGTACTTTAAAGATATAGAGGCTGATGAAGCGAATCTATTTCAGTTTATGAATGATCTAGCAATACCAAGTTGGCTTGAAGACGATGCTTCATCTTCAATTAATTCATACTATCAACGCAATCTTTTAATTTAGCCAAGGACTATGCTACGTCCAAACCCTGATGACGTTAAAAGCTGGATTTTTTTGGAGGGATTCATTATGAAGAAATCTTTGTTGGCTGGGCTATCTGTACTGTCTGTTTTTTTGCTTTCGTCTTGCGGAAATAGCTCTAATTCCTCCGCTAACGCCAATAGCAAAACGCAAAAATCAGAGGCTTCAAGGACGTCAAAAACTACTGCTAAGCGAGTACGTGGAAAATTAACTAAGGTTGGAACTTATTCAGTCAGAAATGGTGTAAAAGCTACTCTGGTTAAAATATTTCACCCAAGTCAAAAACTTACTTTTAAAGAAGATCATAAGAGCATAGATGTCGGTTTTGACGATATAAAAATAATTGAAAATGCTATTCAAGATTCGTCAATTAAAAAGGATCTAGAGGATGTCTATAAAACAAGCATTTCTGGCAACAAATTTTATACCGTTCAAATTGACTTCAATTTAACCAACAAAACTGGTAATGATGCATACTTGGAGGGTCTCAGTACCCTAACTATAGGAAACAAAAGCCTTAGTGACGGTCAATTTTACGATCCCACTCCGGGTGTAACAGTATCGAATAACGCTACTTATTCAAACAGCATTGTCGCTGTCGTTGACAAAAATGAAACAAACTTTTCTAGGCTTGGAATTGCTTTCGAAAATATTGACGAGCCAGGCCAATCAAATATGTTAATGCAGCCAACATCTTCACAATATCTTAACTTAAATTAGTCCCTTCCCCCACGCAAGCGGCGTCTCCGTGCAAGCCGGAGAGTGGGGCTTGTATCGCACACCAATAAAGAAGGTGAACCATCATGCTGAAAAAGATAGTTGCCATCTTACTCATTGTTTTGTTGGCTGGTGCAACAACCGCTTGCGCTAGTGACCAAGACGATGATCAAAATGTCGAGCAGTTTAACTGAGTGTTGGCTGGATACAAAAAAAGCCCGGCCGCAGTGGTCGAGGAGCAATTAGATTATGTGGAGGAAAAGAAATTGCAAAAAGACAACTCAGATAAAGCTAAAAGTTTGCCAGATAAAAAATCCGGCCTCTTTTTTGACAGAAATGTACAAAATCGTTCAATCAAATTAGTTCACAAAGACCCTGTTCCCCCCAAACCAAAGATGCCGGATTCGGCATCTTCTAAGAATAAGGATTGATTCCGATAATATAAATTTTCAATTGTCGGTCGAAGTCGATGATTTGTTCACTGTTTTGTGGAGACTCATCATATTTTTTCTGTGCCAATTTCACGGTCCAATCCTGTCCATATGTCATCAACCCGATTTGTTGAGTTGGGTCGTCGCTTCCAGGTAGGCGATTGGCGTAACCACTAGAGATAAGCTTGTCGTTAAAGTCGAAAATAATGACAAGCTTTTCCTCACTGTATTCTTTATTTTTTAATGCCTCAACGAGCGGCGACCCTGGCAATACGGTGGCAACGTGAAATTGTTCTTGTATCCATATCAGGCATGAATTTCCTAGCTTAATTAAGAAATAGTAAGTGAAGGCTAATGGAACAGACAAAATCAGCGTAACTACGAAAAGGCCAAATTCACTCCAGAAGCTGTGACCAACTGTTCCCCAGATTTGCTGGTAAATTGCGAGGCCACCAGCAGCATTCAGCATAGATATCAGAATCAAAGCGATAGTACGATCTGCCTGTCTTGCTGGCAAATCGAAATGAATAGCATCTAGCTTATCGAGCCATATGAAAGTCAAGAACCCAGGGATACCCGCTAAGATTAGTTGTTGCATTTCCATGATTTATACTCACCTAATTTCTTTTTGCATGAATTTTATTCACTTAATTATATCACAAAAAGCCACACAGATTGTAGGGGGTAAAGCCTATGAAACCAATTACAGTAATCTCTTATAAGTTTGGCGAAAAAACCTGGAAAAATTTTGAAGGAGAACCGATCAAAAAGTATGAGCACTCAGTTCTCCTAGACATTTCAGACACCGAAGTCTTCAGTGATAAAGAAAAAACAGAACTAAATTACAAGATCGTTGTCCCCTTTTCTAGAATCAGAGAAAAACGATTCATCAAAGATATTCCACTCAGTAACGTAAACGAGGCACTTAACAAGAAAAAAGCAGGAAGGAGAAAATAGCGCAAAAGGCGCCTACCCCACCGAATGGGTAGACGCCTAACAGAACGTGACTGCATGATTAGGTGCAATAGCACCAATCTGTATTATATCACAAGGAGGTGTAAATGATGGCCAGCATTAGTAAACGTGGCAAAAAATGGCAATATCGTGTCTCTTACAAGGATAATGATGGAACACGCAAGTATGTCAACAAGGGTGGCTTCTCCTCAAAAAAGGCTGCTGATATAGCGGCAACCGAAGTCGAACGTCAGCATAATCGCGGTGCAAATTTGGATCTTAACAAGATAACGTTAATCGACTACTGGGACAAATGGATTGAGCTGTACAAATCTGGTAAGCATTCTCGTATCACCGAAGCTCGGTACAAAACAATTCGTAAACAGTTATTAGCCTATTGGGGCGAAAGCCGTGAACTAAAATCAATTTCAAAATCAGACTGGCAGGGATTTATCAATGAGTTTGGCAAAAAAAGGGCTAAAGATACAGTCAGCAAATTGAATGGATATGTTCGCTCAATGGCTGATTCTGCCGTCGATGACCAAATAATATATACTAACTTCACTCATAACGTTGTCCTCACTGGCAATGAAGGCCTAGCAGGAATCATCAAATATTTGCAAGTAAAGGATTTGCGCAAGCTCGTCAATTACTGCCTAGAATTTGCAGACTACGAGCATATTGCTTACTACATCATCGCAACCGGGGCACTGACCGGAGCTAGGTATTCTGAAGTTCTTGGGCTCACGTGGGATCATGTTGATCTTAAAAAGCGCGTTGTACACATTACCAGAACGTGGGATCACAGATATGGGAGCGGCTTTGCTGCTACTAAGAACAAAACAAGTGTACGTGACATCGACATCACGAGAGAACTTGCAGACTTGCTTTTACGTCTCAAGAAAGAACAGCAAGAGGTCTACCTTACTCAGGGATATCGTGATAGCAAACAACTATTATTTCGCAGCATACGGCATAACATGCTATCGAGCACGGCAATTAATAAGGATCTAAGGACGATCGAGAAGACTCTCGACATTTCCCCCGCGATTACTTTCCATGGGCTTAGACACACTCACGTTTCCTATTTGATTGCCAATCACGTTGACATTAACTATATTTCAAAAAGACTTGGGCATGCCAATACAATGATCACTCAAAAAGTCTACGCTCATCTTCTTGAAGATCAAAGAAAAGAGCAGGTATCCCAGACACTACAAGCACTTTCGAGACTTTAG